ATGACGGCACAGGCGGTCAAGTTACCAAGACATATAAATTTGATACTCAAGATAAGTTAGATGCATTCCTTTGGGGTGTAAATGCGGGCGTTGGTTGGTCTGATTATGAAGTTAAAGAAGTATCGGGAGAAGAATGATGAATTATAACGAGCATATATTAGATTATAAAGCACACAAAGATAATGATTATCTAAGTGATTTATTATCTAACATGAACCAATGCATAGAAAATTATCATGAGTGCGAATTTACACCTAAAGAAAATTATTTTGTTGAATTGCATTATGCTAAAGGGAGAGAAACATATCCTAAGAAAAATTGTCATGATTGCGATACAGACGAACATTCTGAATATATTTGTATAAAATGCGAAGTTAATCAATCAATGGGGATAGAATGATGGATATACTGTTAAATGAAAATTATTGGGATTGTGAATGTGTTTCAAATTTCATTCATACTAAGAAAAAAATAGAGTGTAACAGGTGTAAAGCCTTAGCAGATGAACAACCCGATAGCCGTCAAAATGAAATTGATTTAATACTTGGATATTAGTTGCAATAGATTTGAAAAGGTATAAAAAGAAGTTAATTTTAATCTCTTTTTTTATTGGAAAATCACGATGCCATACATAATAAATGTATCAGTTGCTATCATCTGGATTGAGTGTCTCGCCCGAATCATCTGATTTTAAGCCCGAACCCGACTCAGTACCCGACTCAGTTATATCCTCAAATGCCTCTGGTGGTAACACTATGGTATTTTTAGATGCCTCTTCCGAGAGCCTAGACAATTCAGCCCGAATCTCATCCTCACTCATAGCATCAATAGTACCTGTTCTAACTTCTGATTTAGATACAAGTAATCCCGCCGCCTTGAGCCTCAGCTCCTCAGCCTTGAGGGCCGCGGTCCAGGATCCATCTTCCATGGCCCGATCCCGAATGTACTTTAAATCCCGAAAGCTTCTATCCAGGGTTACTTTATACCTATGTGATATCTCTTTACGTCTATCTTCAATACATGCCACCACATGAGGCTTACGCAGAAGCTGATGCCCTGACAAAGATGGATACTTGTACCCGGCAAGCCGGGCCGACTCCGTCTGCGACAGGTCGTCCGTTCCACAAAACAAATCGACAAACTTCTTTTGCATCTCATTCAACTTACTTTGAGCAGACTCCGGATCCGTAATAAGTAAATCTAAATTAGCCTTGTTAGTTTTTGCAGTCATACTCTGTCTCCACTTTTATTTACTTTATAAGTAGGGGGCGTTTATGCGCCCCTCTCTATATATAATATACATGAACCATGAACGAACTTCAAAAAAAATATTATCTTTGTTTTTCAGTAGCTTAATGCATGTAAACGGTTCATGACTTCCTTCTATGAACTATGAACGAAATAAAATTGTTTTCCCTTCTATTTCAGTACCTTAAAAGGACGTTTCGTTCATGGAGACACTTCGTTCATACATATGAATCATGTTTCATGAACCATTTTAACCTTAAACTAAACCCTTATCATTTATTTATTTACTTGACGTAAACTAAATAATTTATTATTTTGACTTATTGGTTTACATATAGGAGTCTACATTAGAAAGACTTCCTGGTCAATAAGAGAGATCAGAGTATGCCTAAAAAGGGAGAATATAATGGACGAACAAACTAAGTTTATGATGGTGCTGTGGTTGGTACTCATTGTATTTATATCAATAGAACTAATAATAATATTAACAATATAGGGAGACGCACTATGCCAACAAAAACAGTAATATTAAAAGAAGGTTATATAGAAGACCTTATGAATAACTATGACGAGGCCAGTACTATACATGAGCTTGCAGGAAAGATAAAAGCTAAAAAGAATAAGCTTAATGACAAAACTTTACATAAAGCAAATGAAGGTAAACCTGTAGGTTTAAATACTCTTAAATACATTGCAGACTACTTTGGTATTCAGGAACGCTATATACAAAATTCTATCTTAACAGAGGAAGAAGCTGAAGAGTTTTTAAAGGCTTCGCAATTTTTAAAGAAAAGTAATATTCCTAAAATAATGAAACAAGATCATATGTTTTGTTCTTTATCTTCTGATGAGATGTGGCAACAACAACAAGATATACTAAAGAAAGAAATGGGAGATGATGAATATCAAAACATGATTGACCATGACGAAGCTTTAGCTGACGCAGGCTATCAAGATTATCAACAACAAGATTGTGGGAGAATAGAAAATGTTACAGAATAAAATAAAAAAGAGGTCATTAAAATGTTTTGGTTAAATACTTTAGTAATATTAGTTAGTGTGAGCCACGTGCCGGCTGCGCCGACCCCGTTGCCGGAGCCATGCCCTTCCTACATGATAGGAACAAATTATGACATGGACGGTAATCTTAAAGTTATACAAGTAGAGGAGATGTGGTGTGCTGGAAGAGATACTGAAACAAGCGAGTGAGATAGATCCGGCAGTTGCCCTGGAGTCAGCGCACCATAGCTTTCAATGGTTTATAATTAAATTTACGTTTTGGTTCTTTACCATACTTATAAGTCTTATTGCTTATTTAGAATACAAAGAGAGGAAAAAAAATGTCTAAAAAATTAATACAAGGAAAATTAAAAAAATCTAAAACTAAAAATATGTCACACACCGGGGGCAATAGTAGGCCGTTGGAGAACGTGTATTTCGATACAGATAACAAGACGTGGTACAAAAGTTTAGAGAAGCATAATGCCTAACAGAACAGTTGAAGCATCAGACAATGAAGTCCTTGTGACGATCACAAAAGACTATCTGTTAGTTACTATCAAAGGACAATCCTATCGTCGCCCAGTGAGTACATATCAACTCCTGGGCCTTAATGTTGCAACAGCCAAGGCTCTTTCTGAGAGAATAAGGGAAGATGGCTAGCAATAAAAAAACATTAAAGTCAATATAGTTTTTATAGAAAAAGAAGGACAGGTTATGAAGGTATTAAGTAAAATACACACAGAATTAGAGAGTATGGGGTACATTGAGGACATCGTTGAGGAAGGTTTTCAATGGACAAAGGAGGTAGAGAAGGTAAGGGTAAAGCTGAAAGTAGCAAGCGAGGGGATGGTTAAGAAAGGACATTTTTTTCACTCCATCCCCGTTACCATTTTTATAGCTGATGACAAAGGCCAAGAAGTTGAGTTTAATTTTGATAACTTAGATACAGCTTTGAAGATATCGTCAGCAGTTTTTAGATCCTTCGAATCATTCAAGAATCCCATGATCTCTTAGGAGGTTTATATGAGGAAGGCTCTTTTCGAGTAATACCCATTACCGTGCAATAGGACTAAACATTGTGGCCGCCTTGGTTACCTTGTCTTTCTATATGTCCTTAGAACATGATGTGAGTCTTCTTAGTAAAGACTATTCTTTGTGCTGTGGTACCAAGAAGAAGCGTTCTATTGAATTAACTAAGGAGGAAGAATATGGACTGGAGTTTTTTTAAATTTTATATGATGACAATGGGATTATCAATAGGGATATTATTTTTTATTAGTTTATATACTACATATTGACGAACACCTCGTTACATACTACATATAGTACTAGTGGACGAAGGACTCTTAAATATACTTATTTGTCTCCCAATTTTTAAGTATTAAAACCTAACCCACGATTGCAGCCACATCGACCCCTACGCACTTTATGTAGGGGTCACTTTTTCTAAACATTTTTTCCAACTCAGCTCAAACATATTGTCTTCGTTAAAATAATTAAGTTTAAAGTGTTTTGTTTTAGACATACCTTTTTTGGGTATAACATTAAAGACTGCCTTTCTTATGTCAGATGCTACAAAGCACACTACATCAGCATCCTTGCGCCCCAGGCCGCGCTTCGCGCTTCCTGTTGACGTGCTAAACGTATAGCGTTTATTATTATTATTTTTTTTATACCGGGAAGGGTAAGCACTCTTAACCTGGATCCTTAATGCCATAGAATTAATATTAACAATAAGATCACAACCAGGCGCGTCGATAAGTGATGTAGGATAACCAAGAGTTTCTAATTCTAATGCTACAAATAACTCACCAACGCGACCTCGTTGTCGCTGGTTCCGTATTTTACTTATTAACGGCACGCATAAAGCTAACCGCGTTTGGTCTGTAAGTCTACTTTACGTCGTCTGCAAATTCGTGAGGTATGTCTCTTCCTTTGTTATAGAACTCAGTTCTGTATGCTTCCATACGTTTAGCTAATTCAGGAACAGTTAGATTTTCTCTACCAGGTTCTGCAAAACGATCCCAAGCATCAAATGTTTTCTGTAATAAATCTTCATACTCTTTATTCGTCATTTAGTTCTCCATGTGTTCAGTTGGGCCATCCGGTTCGTGCGTGATACCTTCTGGTCCTGTTGTTATAATAATAGGAGTTTTTTCTCCTATCCACGCACCTAAGACATTAAATGATATATACTCCATTGCTTCTTCTTCATCGACATCGTTAGCATCCATGAATACTTCAATCATTTTATCTAGACTGTAGACAATAATGTCATCTTGTCCGCATCGTTCTCCAATGCCTATTATGGCTTCATTAAAGCCGTCCCATTTTAACATACTCATCTCCTATGCTCCTGGTTCAAATTCACCGTCGCCTGAAGCAAATGGTCCATCAGGAACATCTAGCCACACGCGGGATTTTAATCCTGGAGCTGATGCTTTGACTATTCTTTTTCTATCTATTAACATCTGAACCATTCTTTCCAGGTGGTTGATTCCTTTCTCTTGTAATACGTCGCTTAGACGCTCCTTATGATGACCTATGCCATTAGCTTTGCCTGTTTGGGTGAAAGGTTTACCCTCCATAGCAGCGTTCTTAATACAGTACGCAAGATCGTCAAGTTCAAAATCTGTTCCACGTTTAGATAAAAGAACGTCGTCAGTTCGTCCTTCTAGCAATCCATTATGCGAATTACGCACAAAGGTTCGTATCTCTCTGTTAGCGGGTCCATTACTCTTAACAACAGCACCATTAACAATACGGTTACGTTTATATTCAATGTCTAATGTTTTACATAAATATTTCATTTCGCCTTCTGGTGGAACCCAGAGAGCCATAGCAAATCTTAAACCATCAACGATGGCAGACGTACCTCTAATTAAATTACGCGCATGCTCCGGAGTTACAACAGGATTTTTTATGTCGATTTTTGTCATGTGATGTACAAGAAGCCACGTAGCGTTGGTTTCCGTCGCTAAGGCTGCAAAGTAGCCCGTCACAAACGCACCCGCCGCGGGGTCGCTGTTTATATCCGCATAAACAAAGCTTGCGAGTGGATCTATTACTACAA